TACTATAGCTTGTATTTTGATTTGGTTTTTAGTTCTATATATAAGAAAAATTATACAAAAAAGAGAATCTAATGAGTATTCGCCAAGGAAATACTGTTATTGCAAATAAAACTGTTCCAAGTGTTTATACAGCTGGTAATGGCATTGTTGTAAATAATAATGTTATTAGTGCAAAAGCTAAGTATATACATGATCAAGGCATAGCAGCGGCTACTTGGGAAATACAGCATGATTTGAACGATTTTCCATCGGTAACAGTTGTTGATACAGCAGGTACTATTTTTGATTGTAAAATTACATACATAGATTCAAATAGTTGTCGCCTTGAAATGAATGTACCGATTAAAGGAAAGGCCTATTTGAATTAAAATATAAAGCTATAAGAATGTAAGGAGTTACAAAAGATGGCTGAAAGAAAAATATTAGTGGATTTTGATTTTAAACAGAATGAGATCCAAAATGCTGTTATCCAAGTATTAGCTTCTAATCCAGAAACAGCTAATCTTAAAAATGGTCAAATTTGGTATAACAGTACAGAAGGTTATATTTATTTTTGTCAAGAATTAAATGGTACTAAAAAGTTATTACCTGTTGGTTATTTACCTATTGCAACAGCTGATATTTTAGGTGGTATTAAAGTTGGTTCAAACTTAAATGTTGATGCAAATACAGGTGTTGCATCTATTTATGATGGTGACTATACACATAAAGGTGTTGTTGAATTAGCAACAGAAGAAGAAGTTACTGCTGGTACATCAGAAGCATTGGTAGTTAATGTATTACAATTGAAAAAAGCAATTGATAAAGCTTTAACTTCTGCAGTTAATTATAAAGGTATGTGTAAAGAATCACAATTGCCTACAAGTGGTCAGAAGCTTGGTGATTTTTGGTCAATTAGTGATTTTGATGTAACACATGAAGGTGAACATCGTAATGGTCGTGCAATTTGGAATGGTAATAGTTGGGATAAAGAAGTCGATGAATATTTGACACCAGATAATACAACTATTGATTTGAATAATAGTGGTGAATTACGTATTAAACCAATTACTCAAACTCCTACGACTTCAGCACAAACTGCAACATATGGTGGTAAAGTTACTGTAATTGATTCAGTAACAGTTAATGGTTATGGTCAAGTAACGGGTGTTAATACCAAAACTGTTACTATGATGAGTTTAGGTAAAACTTCAACAACAGCTGCTCAAGGTGATTTGGCTGAATATATTGCAAATAAAACTACTTCGATTAGAGCAGCAACTAGCGCAGATGATACTAAGTATCCAACAGAAAAAGCAGTTCGTACTGAATTAGATAAAAAACAAGATAAACCATCTACTGCTACTGCTGGTAATATTGCAACATTTAATAGTACAAAAGAAACAATTGATTCTGGTAAAACATTTACTACAACTATTGCGGCTACTGGTTCAACAAGTGATAATAAGATTCCAACAGAATCTGCTGTTCGTGCAGCAATTAATGGTACACAATTTGCAGTAGATAATGGTGCTTTGACTCCAACTAGTGGTGTATGTACTTGGAATATTACAAATTCAATTGGTACTGCTGATGTTGTATGTTCAATCCGTGAAAAAACATCTGGTAATGAAGTAATGTGTGATATTACATACGGTGCTTCTATAATTACAGTAAAAATTAATAGCAGTGCAGCAATTGCAGCCAATACATATAGAGCAGTTGTAGTTGGCTAATTAACTTTTAAAAGGTGAAGGTTGGCCGATAATGACAAGGTTTTTAAATACTGATCTAGATACTACTTTAGGCGGCGCATCTCCTAGTGATGAAAAAGTTTCTTCTCAAAAAGCGATAAAAACTTATATCGATACAGAAGATAATAAAAAAGTAGATAAAACCAGTACCGCTATGAAAATATACGGTACTAGTTCTACTGGTACACAAACTACAATATCATATTCTAATACTATTAATGCTAGTTATTTAGTACAGCGTGATGCTAATGCTCAAGTAATTGTACCAGAAGTTCCGGTTGCAGATGAAAACGCTGCATCTAAAAAATATGTAGATGATGGATTAGCATTAAAACCAGATACAACTTCTTTAGATGATGTTGCATTTAGTGGTGATTATAATGATTTAATTAATACACCAACTTATAAAACTATTAATTCAGAAATCATTACTGGTACTGGTGATATTAAGTTACAAACTCAGTTATCTGGTACTAATGGAAATGTTGTAACATATACATCAACGACAGGTACTTTAGGTGAATTAGGATTTGATAATACACCAACACAAAATAGTAATAAATTAGTTAAATCTGGGCCAATCTGGACAGAATTAAATAAAAAAGTTAATATCACTGATATTAAAAATGACTTAATTTCTGCAGATACAGATAAACCATTATCTGCATATCAAGGTAAAGTACTTGATGAAAAAATTACATTAGCACAGCAATCAACTCATGATCGTGGTGTAGTATTAAATGCGTTAACAAGTCAAGGCCAAAATTATACTATTAATACAATCGCAATTAGTAATGCAGGTGCTAATTATACTGTTGGTGATACATTATTTTTAACATCTGATTTAGCTGTTGATGCCATTGTTAATATAACTGCGGTAAATTCATCTGGAGCGATTACAGGGATAACGCTAGGTCAAGGTGGTGCATTTACAACAGCTCCTACTTCACCTAGCTCTGATTTTGTTGGTGGTACGGGTAACGGTGCTACATTTACTTTAACAACAAGTCAAGTAAATAATTCAACACTAAATTCTATTACAAATCCACAACCTAATGACTTTGCTACAGTATTAGAAGATGAAATTCATAATGACTTGCGTTATGTTTGGAAATATGCAGATATTGATGGTGATGGTACTTATGAATGGATTTCTGGATATCCTGTTACAAACATTGAACGTAATTTTTATGAAAACCCAATACAAGCTGGTGAATTAGATACTAATGCTGTTACAACAGTAAAAATTGCAAATAATAATGTAACAGCTGAAAAGTTATCTGATAATTCTGTTATTGCTAGACATATTACTGATGGTACAATTACAGATGAACACGTTGCTTCTGGTGCTGCAATACAACAAAGTAAGATTGCTAATTTAACTACAGATTTAGCAAATAAAGTTTCAAGAACATCAACCGCTTATCAGTTATATGGTACAGCTGCAGCAAATACAGAAACAACACTTACATATACAACAAGTGATACAGCTTCTACGATAGTACAGAGAGATGCTAATAAACAAATTAACATTGCATTAACACCTACCACTAATTCACATGCTGCATCTAAAAAATATGTTAATGATCAAGATGCATTAAAAGTAGATAAAGTAAATACTGCAAAGCGTGTTTATGGTACAGATAATAATGGTAATCAAACAACATATGATATTGATTCATTTGGTAAAGTAGATGATGTTAAAGTTGGTACTACTTCGGTTGTTGTAAATAAAATTGCTTCGCTTGGTACAATGGCAGGTGAAGATAAAGATGATTATGTTCTTGGTAATACTGCAATAACGGGCGCTACTAAATGTAAAATTACTTACGATAGTAAAGGTCTTGTAACAGCAGGTGCAGATTTAGCTGCGAGTGATATACCAGATTTAAACTTGTCTAAAATTATTGATGTTACAGCAACTGCAACGGAAGTTAATTATTTATCTGGCGTAACTTCAAATGTACAAACGCAATTAAATAATAAAGTAGATAAAACAACTACTGGAAATAGATTATATGGTACAAATAGTTCAGGTGTACAATATTTATACACAGTAGCTTCAGCAGCGAGTGGAAATTCAGTTGCTTATCGTGGTTCTGGTGGTGTATTACAAGTTGGTACACCCACAGCTGATTCACATGCTACTACTAAAGCTTATGTAGATAATTTAGTGTCAACAGATTATGCATTACAAATTATAGATTATTAAAGGTTAGAATATGCCAACAACCACTAATGTTAAACAGATTAAATTACATAGAATGACAAAGAGTCAATATGACTCAGCTACTAAAAATGCAAATGAATTTTATGTAACTAAAGATGAAGCAATTGATTATAATGATCTTGTGAATACTCCTGATTTAGCTACTGTTGCTACAAGTGGTTCATATAATGATTTAAGTAATAAGCCAACTATTCCAGCAGCACAAGTAAATAGTGATTGGAATGCTAATTCAGGTGTTGCACAAATATTAAATAAACCAACATTAGCAACTGTTGCAACTACTGGTAATTATAATGATTTAACTAATAAACCTACTATTAATAATTTAACTACAAGTGCACAACAAGCTGCTATTAATTCTGGTATTACATCTGCTTTAGTTACACAAATTACTACTAATAAAAATAATATTACAACAATTAATAGTAAAATTCCATCAGCAGCAACATCAAGTAATCAGCTTGCTGATAAAGCCTTTGTTAATTCAAGTATCAATGCTTTGGCTGCTTTCTATATCACTTCTAGCACAGCTGGTGCAGCATTTGCTAGTAAAGCAGGTTTGGATTCAGGTCCTTATTATTCAGATGGTCAAGCTAGAACACCTACTAAAAACGATTATGCAATAGTTTCATCAGATGAAACTCATGACAATGCTTGTACTAGATATTCTTATACTGGATCACAATGGGCTTTTCAATATGTTGTAAATGATACTCCATTTACTCAAGCTCAATTAGATGCTATTAATTCAGGTATTACAAGTACTAAAGTTGGTAATTATGATACACACGTTGCTGATACAAGTATTCATGTAACTACTACAGATAAAAACAATTGGAATGCAAAACAAGCAGCGATTACTGGAGCCGCTACAACTGTAACTACAGATAATTTAACAGCTAGTAGAGTTTTAATTAGTAATGGTAGTGGTAAAATAGCAGCTAGTTCAAGTGTTACAACTACGGAATTAGGTTATTTGGATGGTGTTACATCTGCAATACAAACACAATTAAATAATAAACAAGCTACTTTAGTATCAGGTACAAACATAAAAACAGTTAATGGTACTACATTATTAGGAAGCGGTGATTTAAGTACATATCCATCACAATCTGGAAATAGTGGTAAATTCTTAACGACTAATGGCAGTGCAGTTAGTTGGGCAACAGTTGATGCTTTACCAAGTCAAAGCGGTAATTCTGGTAAGTTCTTAACAACAAATGGAACAGCTGCTTCTTGGGCATCTTTAGCAACAGTTGCAACGACAGGTTCATATAATGATTTAAGTAATAAATTAACAGCAGGTACAGGTATTAGTATTACAAATAATGCAATAAGTACAGATAGAACAATAGTTACTTTTGTAGAATGGAGTTAATATAATGGCATATTTATATACGGGTACACAAAAAGTTACACCGGTTATGATTAGAGATTATCAAGTAGCAACAGTTTCTGGAGCAACTCCAACTGTAGCTTTGGCTAATTATACAATTTATAATGCGGGAACTTTAACATCTTTAACAATTACAACTCCTTCTTCAAATATACCCACTGATTTTATTGCACAAATTAATTTTACGAGTGGATCTACACCAACCATTATCAATGCTACGGGTATGGATTGGATTGGAGATAATGTAAATGAAAATACTGGGTTTAAACCAAGAGCAAACTGTGAATATACCTTAGTAATTTATTATACAGGAACTAAATTTAGAGGTGTTATATCCGGTAGTTCTATAAGTTAAGGAATAGTAAATGGCTACAACAGAAACATCAGTAACTCAGTTAAAAATTAACAAACTTACTAAAGCACAGTATGATAGTATTACTACACCATCTGCCACTGAATTATACTTTGTTAAAGATGAAGCTATTGATTATAACGATCTTATAAATACACCAGATCTTGCTACAGTAGCAACAACTGGTGATTATGAAGATTTAATTAATTTGCCACAAATTACTCAGTCAAATTGGGATCAGAATGATTCTACACAAATTGATTATATTAAAAATAAGCCTGATATACCTACTACTACAGATTCTATAACTTCTGGTTCTAATGCTGCATTAACATCTGGTGGTGCGTATACAAATTTAGTATCAAATGTAACAAGTAATGGTAATAATATTCTTAAAGTTACTAAAAATGGTATAACTAATAATATTACAATAGATAATGTAACAACTGCAACGAATGCCATTAATGCTACAACAGCTACAACGGCTTCTAAATTAGGTAGTACAACTGTTGGTGGAACTACAACTCCTATTTATTTAAATGCAGGTACACCTACTGCTTTATCTTATACAATTGCTAAATCAGTTCCTGCAGATGCTAAATTTACAGATCATGAATATAGTGTATTCTCGGGAGCAAGCGCCAGTTCTGCAGGTACAGCAGGTTTAGTTAAAGCTCCTACAGCAGGTCAACAAGATTATTATTTAAAAGGCGATGGTAATTGGTCATCTATAGGAAGTGTTTTACCTTCACAATCTGGTCATTCTGGTGAATATTTGATGACTAATGGTACAGTAGCTTCTTGGGCAGCTATAGATGCTTTGCCAACTCAAAGCGGTCAATCAGGTAAATATTTAACGACTAATGGTACAACTGCAAGCTGGGCTAATATTCCTACTGAAATTCCATCTCAATCTGGAAATAGCGGTAAGTTTTTAACTACCAATGGTACAGCAGTTTCTTGGGCTACGGTAAATGCTTTACCTAGTCAAAGTGGTAATAGTGGTAAGTTCTTGACAACCAATGGTACCACAGCTTCTTGGGGTGAGATATCAGAATATACAGCAAATGAAGTAGAAACATTATGGAATAGCTTATAAAGGAGATAAATAGTGGCAACTAAAGCACCAGATCCAGGAAGTGTTTTTACAGTAGTTATAACTCCGGTTATAGCAGATCCTAGTATTATTTCTATAGAATATGCAGGTACTGGTGGATCTATAAGCCATCAATTTAGTTGGAATAATACTGCTACTACAACTGTAGGAAATTCTAGCTATACTAAAGCTTCTGGTGAGCGTGTAATTATTTCAGTTCCTGGATATTTATCACAAGAAGTTACATTACCATATCAAGGGGATTCTATATCAGTTACTTTAGTGCCAAGCCTTACTGGTACACTTATAGATATATTAGTAGATAGTAATAATAAAGTAGTTACATATAATGGTATACCAGTTTGCTTAGCATTACCAAGTGAATATACTAGAGTACCATACTTAGAATCAACTGGAACACAGTATATTAATACAGGATTTATACCTACAGAAGATTTTAAACATACAATAGTATTTTCTGCTACAAACGGTACTAATAGTACTAGATATATTTGTGGAACAGGTGTTAGTGAAGGTAGAAGTGGTAATTTAAGAATTACTAATAGTACACTAGATGGATTATATATTAATAAGTCAAGTGCAAAAAATATTCTTACTGCCACGCAAAGTATACAATTAAATACTATATATACTGTAGTTATGGATTTACATAATAATGCACAAAATTATGCAACTTTAAATGGAACAAGTATTGCAAGTACTTCTACAGGTACAATAACATCTACTAATCCATTATATTTATGGGCATTAAGTGGTTCATATCTTCCAACAGGTATAAGAATATATAGTTCAAAAGTAAATACTGCAAATAGATGTGTACAATATTTTATACCAGCAAGAAGAAATAGTGATAGTGTATTAGGAATGTATGATTTAATACAAAATAGATTTTTAACAAATGCAGGAAGCGGTAGTTTTATAACGGCAGAATAGAGGATTGAATAATGAAAGTTTTAACAACTACAGGTTTAACAAAATTAATACAGTTAAGTAAAGATACGTTTGTAGATAAGACAAACACTGTAGATATTTCTACTGTTTTACCTACAGTAGATCAAACATATAATGCTTCTTCTACAAATGCTCAATCTGGTACTGCTGTTGCTGGTGCTATTTCTACTAAGCAAGCTACTGTTACTGGTGCGGCAACTACAATTACTTCTAGTAATTTAACTGCCAATAGAGCATTGATTTCAAATGGTTCTGGTAAAGTAGCAGTTTCTACTACTACTTCCACTGAACTTGGATATGTAAATGGTGTAACTTCAGCTATTCAAACTCAGTTTAATACTATTACAAATAAAATTCCTTCTGCTGCAACATCAAGTAACCAATTAGCTGATAAAGCATTTGTTAATAGTAGTATTAATGCAGTAGCTGCATATTATGTTACAGCTGATGCAACAGGTAATGCATTTGCTACTAAAGCTGCATTAGATACTGGTCCATATTATCATGATGGAACAGCTAGAACACCTACTGAAAATGATTATGCAATAGTATCTGCAGATGAAACACACGGTGATGCCTGTACTCGTTATTCATATACTGGAAGTCAATGGTCATTCCAATATATAGTTAATGATACACCTTTTACTCAAGCACAAATAGATGCAATTAATTCTGGTATTACAAGTACGCTAGTTTCAAATTATAGTACTCATATTGCTGATACAGATATTCATGTAACTACAAGCGATAAAAATACTTGGAATGGAAAACAAGCAGCTATTACAGGAGGCGCTTCTACAATTACTAGTTCTAATTTAACAGCAAGCCGCGCTTTAGTAAGTAATAGTAGTGGAAAAGTAGCAGTATCTAGTGTTACATCTACAGAATTAGGTTATGTATCTGGTGTAACCAGTGCAATACAAACACAGTTAAATAATAAAGTTGCTTCTAATACTGCAATAACCGGTGCTACTAAATGTAAGATTACGTATGATTCTAAAGGTTTAGTAACTGCTGGTGCTAATTTAGCTGCAAGTGATATTCCTAATTTAGCATCTAGTAAAACTACTGCTATGACTGGATATTCAATAGCTAGTGCAGCTGCAGCAATTAGTACAAGTGATTCATTAAACGTTGCTATTGGTAAGCTCGAATATAAAATAGATAATATAGATGCTTTACCATCACAAACAGGTCAATCTGGAAAGTATTTAGCAACAGATGGTACAGAAGCTTCTTGGATGGCAGTTGTAACATATGATAGTACAAATAAAAGATTAGTTTTTGCATAAAAGGGTATAAATAATGGCTTACGAAAGAGACTCGGAAGAAGATTTAGTTTGGGATGCACAGCGAGGTGAATATGTTCCTGCTAGCGGTGAAGAATATACATTAACTATTGTACCTACCCCAAATGATGCAACTGTTGTTCTTACAGCCGATGGTTATACACAAAGTGGCAATGCAATTACAGTTGTTGATGGTACAACAGTTAATTATTCTGTAGCTAAGTCTGGATATACAACTGTTTATGGTGCCGTTGTGGTTACAGAAACAAGTAGTGTCCCTGTAACTTTAACCGTAGCAAGACCAATTGTAGAAGAAAGCTCTATCGGTACTACTATATATGATATTCATGGTAAAGCTACTAAAAATAAAAATACTGCTAATGGTGCAGATGAATATGTTTATAATTGGGTTGGTACATTAGCTCAATATACAATGCAAGATATAGAGCATACACATCCCGATTGGGTTTGCTTAATTACTGATGATGGAAGTATAGGTGGTCCAAGTGTATATACTAAAAATGAAGTAGATGCTTTGATTGCAAGTGTATTTACAAATTTATATCCAATAGGTTCATTATATTTTGGTACACAATCTACATGTCCATTAGCAACACTAATACCTGGTTCTACTTGGGAACTAGTTGCACAAGATAGAAGTATTCAAGGTTCGAGTACTAATCATGCCGCGGGTACTACAATAGAAGCTGGATTACCTAATATTACAGGTACAATTTCTCCACAAGTATCTACCTTTACTAATAAGTCTGCATCAGGAGCTTTTGTTACAGCTGATAATGGTGCTATACACGATGGTTCATATTTAGGTTCAGAATTAAGACAGTATGGTTATGATTTTGATGCATCTCGTTCAAATTCAATTTATGGTGCATCTAATACAGTACAGCCAGCAGTATATGTATCTAATATATGGAAAAGAACGGCTTAATATGAAGACAATAATACTCTATTCGCCAATTACTAAGTCAGAGCATTTAATATGTTTAGATCAAGTAATATATTTATATGAGATTACAAATAAAAGATCTAAATACTTTGGTTGTATAGAGATGAGGTTTGAAGATGGTTCTACACAGATATTTAAAGCAAACTATGTAGATGTAGTAGAAGCATTTGTGGTACATACATGGTTAGAAAGTGTATGGAATAGTATAGTTTGGTGGATTAAAAGTAAAAAACTAAAGAGAAAAAAATGAGTATACGTAAAGGTTCAAGAGTTATTGCCGGTTATATTGATGATAGTGATGTAGTTCACAAAACAGGCAACGAAACAATTAATGGTACAAAAACTTTTACATCAAATATAAAAATAACTGGAATAGATGCCACTGCTGGTATTGAAAGCATTAGGGATTTTGAGGTTTATGATACTGATGGGTCTAGAGTAGGATTATTTAGAGTACAAAAAAATTCAGAAAATAGAAGATATGCAGGTTTAAATGTATGTAGTAATACAAATACAAATGTGGGTGGTATAACTGTAAGCTGTGCTGCAGATGGTACAGATGTTAAGTGTAATCTTCCAGCAGAAACTTGGGGTACTAATTTTCATGGTACTGCAACTACAGCACTTTGGGCTGACTTGGCTGAAAAATATCAATCTGATCAAGAATATCCTATTGGTACCTTAATTTGCTTCGGTGGTGAAAAAGATATAACTGTAGCTAAAGTAAATTGTAATGGTGTTATATCTGATAAACCAGGTTATTTACTTGATGCTGATTTAGAAAATGCACAACCTGTTGCATTAGTTGGTAAAACACCAATACGTATATTTGGTAAAGTTAAAAAATTTGATCGAATTGTATTAGATCCAGAAAATCCAGGCATTGGTAAAGTACAGGTTACATCTGATGAAAAGGTTATTGCAATAGCTTTAGAAGCTTCAGAAATTGAAGAAGAAAAGCTTGTTTTGTGTGTAACCAAATTCAATTTAGATTAGAAAACTAATAGTAAATGCAGTTCTATTATATAGCAATAGAATTTCCAAAATTTTAATAAAGAGATAGCACAGATGCAAGTTTCAAGAAATGCTTTACAATCATATCCTCAGCTAGCAGGTCAAAATAACAGTTATTATTTTCGTACAAGAAATGAAAGAAATGCTTACTTTAGTAATACAGCTAGTATAACTATTGGTCAATTGTGTGCGGTTGGTGGAGATCCAACTAGTAGTAATTGGGAAGTACCTGAATGGGAAGCAGAATTATATAATGGTACCAACTGGGAAGTTGTTGGATTAGATAGTAACTTTGCTTTGATTGTTACAAATGAAGGTATTAAAGCTTTAGCTAATGCATCTGCAGGTACTTATAAATTTGAATTATCTCGTATTGCTATTAAACAAACTTCTGTTGGTGCAGGTGTAGATGTTGCAGCTTGGACAAAAGATAATTTCTTATATCCATATACAGATATTTGTTTAGATACTTATAATATTGGTAATACTACATTTACTGTTGCAAATAATATATCTAGCCGTACAAATTTGTTAAATGGTGGATTACAGTTTACATTAAATTTAGGTTTAGATTGTATGGGTCAAAGATTGGCTACACCTACAACAAATAGTACTCCTACAGAAACAGAATTTGATGTAGCAGTTATTGGTTTGTTTGTATATAATCAAACAGCAGGTGGCGAAGTGTTATTTGCAGTAGCTAATTTGCCTGGACCTGTAGAAAAAGTTGCAACCACACCTACTCGTATTGGTAATATGTTAAAATTCTATTTGAATACAACATTATCAAATTTGAGTACCGTTATTAATACAACTGCTGTTATGGATTCTGTAAATAGTGTACCTGAAGTACAGACAGATGATGATATTACAGATACATATGATGGTATACATTCTCCATATAATTTATATCTAGTAGATAATTATTCAGGTACAAATATTCCAGCTATTGCAGTAAGAAAAGGTTCTGATTTATCTACAGATTCACCAATCAAATGGACATATTTTACACCGACTGATGATACATTAGAAGTTAGTAGTGATAATATTGGAACAAGCTTAAATAATTATATGATTGCAGCTTGGGATACTACAGAAGAAAAATATGTGGCAGCCGATGGTAAAAATATAGATAGAACACAGCAATTAACAGGTCTTTATACAACTAATTCAATTATTTATGCAGGTACAGTTACAAATCGCGCAGTACCTTATAGTTATGCTGTAATTCTTAATAATACAAATGCTAGTGGATATGCACCGGGTGAAACTTTATATTATAAAGCTACAAATCCTAGTAATCAAAGTGTTTTATTTGCAATTCACATTTTAACGATAGATGTTGATTCCGGTAAACCAGATGTTCCTTATTATATTACACCTGCAACCGGAAATGTTTTAATAAGTTTGAGTGGTAGTTATCCATTATATACTAATACAGAATGTACACAATCAGATACTAAAGGTTTAGCTTTAACAGCTATAAGTTCTGTTGAAAATACAAATGTTGTATGGAATTTTCCAGTTTCTTGGATAGATAGACCTTTATATGCAGATTATGACCATACTGGAGAATCTGCTACTGTTTGGAATAATTATTGTACAAATGTTTTGGAATTATCTCCAGATGCTCCCGAAAGACAACAACGAAATCGCTGTGGCTTATTTACAGTTGCAGAAACTTTAATGTTTGTTGGTTGGTGTTTAAGTAGTAGTAGTGTAAGATTAGCTTTGGATTTACGTAATGAAGCAACTTATACTTCATATGGTACAACTCGTTATGCTACACAGAATGAAGTTAATGATGTAGCACATGCTGGTGATGCTCCAGAAATTACAGCAGTTACACCAAAAGAATTAAAAGCTAATTATTTTCAAATAAATGCACCTTTAGGTAATACTGGTGATTATTATGTACAAGATAGTACACATGCTGGACCAGTTGTAGTTGATTCATATACTAAATTTAATCATACTATTATAGGTTCTGGTATGTCTGCGCCTTCTACTTGGAATGATAATATTTCATTTTATGGTACATCTTATAGAGCTATGTGGGCTGACTTAGCAGAATATTATAAGTCAGATAGAGTATATCCAGGTGGTACTTTAATTTGCTTTGGTAGTGGTGTAAATGAAATTACTATGGCTAAAACAGAATGTAATGGTATTATTTCTACAAAGCCTGGTTATCAATTAGGTGAAAAGAAAACCGAATTAGATTTGCCTGTTGCATTGTGTGGAAGAGTACCTGTATTATTTGCACAAGATTGTGTACCTCAATTCGGTGATAGAATTTATTTATCTAAGACTACTCCTGGTAAAGCATCTACTGTTCCTAATGGTAAATGTTTAGGTAAAATTATAGATAAAAGTGAGCATTTAGATCAAAAGCTATCTATTATGTGTGTTGTAAAAATCGAGTTTTAAAATAATAAGGATAATAAAAAATGGCAGAAGCAACCGCAGTTAGTTTTCGTAAAGGAAGTTCCGATGAACACAGAACCTTTAGAGGTGTTAAAGGGGAAGTAACTGTAGATTTGACTAATCTTACAGTATGGGTTCATCCTGGTGGTAATGAAATAGGTAATCCTTTAGCCCGTGCTGATATGCAAAATGTAGAAGCTGATGATATTGCAGCAAGAGGAATTGCTTTAAATAGTTTGAAGAATCTTACTGTTAGTAATACAGATTTGCCTGGTATTAAATTAAAATTAGAAATTCCTACTAAAACTTCACAATTAGAAAACGATTCTGGATATATTACAGATGTTAGCGAAGCAGTTGGTGATGCTACAATTACTATTAAGAAAAATAATGCAACCTTAGGTTCATTTACAACCAATAGCTTTATGAATACGGATATTAATATTCCTATTCCTACAAGTACTTCTGAGTTGACAAATAATTCAGGATTTATAACAAGAACAGTTAGTAATTTAACTAATTATACAAAAACTACAGATTTAGCCAGTGTTGCTATATCAGGTAGTTATAGTGATTTAGGAGATAGACCTGACTTTGCATCAGTTGCAACTTCTGGATCTTATAGTGATTTGATTAATACTCCAAATTTAGCTAGTGTTGCTACTACTGGTAATTATGAAGATTTACATAATCGCCCTGTAATAGTTCAACCTGTACGCTCAAATTGGTTAGAAGCAGATCCTTCCGAATTAGCGTATGTTCAAAATAAACCTGTTCTGGTTAAAGATATTCAAGTTACTCCAGTAACTGGTGTAATTACTATTGTTTTATCAGAATCATTTATTGATCCTGAAGATCCTACAGCTACACCTTTAATTAAAGCATTAGTTGGTAGTACAGCGATTGGTGGTACTTGGGCAGACATAGCTAATACAGATAAAAAACAATGGACATTCACTCCTACTGATCCTAGTGATATATTAGATGACAGTTGGGTAATTGTTGTAAATGAATAAGGTATAAAATGTTATATAATTATGGTACTTGTGTAGTTAATTTTAGGCAAGGTCGTGATTGGAATTATACGACAAGTTCATCTACTGAAGTTATACTAACAGAATATACAGGATCTAGTCAGAATATAACTGTGCCTACTCAAATAAGAATATAATAAAAGCGCTTTTATAGCGCTTTCTTTTTATGTTCTTTTGTAAAACTTTCAATTCGGTTATGTAAGCAATAATATAATATTAATGCAGAAAAGTTAGCTAACATATTAAGGCATAGTAATGCTAAAATCCAAATAAATAAATGTCTAGCTTCATTTATATATGGTACAGCTTTATTAACGTGTATAAATTCATTTAAGGCTATAGCAATTATTACTATACTAATAAGTGGAAATATAAATACACTTTTAATTACAGCTTTTTTATGAAATATCTTTTCTACTGCATCATTTATTTTTTGTTGCATTTTTTCTTACCTTCAGATTTTTCTTCTTCTTTTACAGGTAATGTGATATATTTTAAAATAAACAGAGGGTATACAGTAAGAAAGTATTCGGTTAACACAGCTGTAGTAGCAACAGCACCACATGATAACCAACAAGGTAATCCCAAGATTCGATGGAGCAAAATACCCATAAGCACTGCTGCAAATATGGATACGCCCATGTTGAATAGTACCGTTATTTGCTTATTGGTAAATGTTCTCATACACATAGTAAAGCCTTTTAGTTTTTCTTTGTTCTTTTGTTTATAGGATCAGCTTCATATTCCTCTTGAGTTGGTTCTACACCTATTGTATTTTCAATTTTCTTTACAAAAATAGTTGGTATAGCAGACAATAGCCTTTCTGCAGATAATGCAGATAAAGCTACAATAATATAAGTTAGATCTTCAGCCACTCCAAAATGAGCGCATGCAAAACTTGCTAATACACCAATAAAGAATGATAGGAAGATATTAACTACAAAGTCTAGCTTTTTTGGAAATATACCATCTCTTGTATAACGTAAAATAGTCTTTACTGTTCCTGCTAAGAATGAAATTAGAGATGCTACAAGTATAGTTAAAAGATCTTGTCCTCCGATTGTCATGTCCAAATATTCTCTCTATTAAAATTCTGCTTAAATGTTTTAGATTAGGAAAACAAATTAGTATATACTTGCTCTATTAATAGAACTGGGTTATTTTTAATAAAATAACCCAGATTTACTGTATATAGTATATAGGCATTGATTATCGGGTTAATACAAAGCCTTTTTGTATTAACTCCCAGAATAGTTTATTATTAGATTTTTCATTTACTTTTATATTAAAATGGTATGATACTTTATCTGCTAAAACACCTAGTTTATTTCTAGCTGTATGCATATCTACAAATTTTCCTATTAATTTGTCTTTATAATAAGCTTCTATAATAGGTATTTCTCGTGTATTATCATTGAATATCATTTTTGTAAATTATTTTCTCTTTGTTTTTGTAGAACTTTTAATTTATAAGATTGTAATTCACCGATTTTAGCATATGGATTTACAATGATCTTAACATCTGCATTTAATTGATATTTGTCATCTGCCCAAAATGGAGTTAGTTCAATAGATCCAAAACCAGGTAAAGCTTGATGAGAATAGAATCTTTCTGCAAAGTTTACATTATGATCATCAACGGTTCTACCTTTTTGATAAGAAGGTGTTTGAATACATTGGCGATTTTTCATTTTAACTTCACCGTTTTGATCAAGATACATAATAGGATCTGAATAATCTGCAATAGCATTATGTTTATGTCCAAGCCAGATTAAATCTGTTAGTGTACCTTTTGCAATACGGTTAAAATCAATCATACCTTTAGTAACAGGAGAATTACCGCCTGCACCATGATTTTCAAATATATCATAATGCAAGAGAGATCGATTACTTTTATTTACAAAATTAAATCTTAAGAAATTAGCATAGTTTCCATATTGAATTTGATGTTTACTACCTGCATTTAATAATTGAGTAACTAATTCTAATATATCTACACCTGAGTATTTTAAAATAGATTCTTCATGATTTCCACGACCAATAAATAAAATAATATCTTTATATGGTTTTAGAAATTCTACAATAGCATTTATTTTTGTATTTAATTGATTATCACCTTTTTCCATAAGATGATTTACTGCACGCTTTCCATCTCGTAATAAAATAGCATCAAATAGATCTCCACCGATAAGAACATACCTTCCATCTTTTAAACAGAAATCTAAATGCTTTTTTAAAGTAGTTTTATCACAGTCTGGAGAATCAAAATGAATATCTGAAAATAGGGCTAATTTAAGAGTAGTACCAGCTTTTAATGGCACATTATACTGCAAAGCTTTCATATAACGGATCTCCCATATATTGTACTAAATTAGTATATAATAGGGATAAATTAGCTTCTCGCTATATAGAACTCACTCACTATCTTTTTGGCATTCTTCTTCTAATTGAGCCAAAAATTCTTTAAATCCAATACGTGGAATGATTTGGTACATCTTATTACCAAGGTAGCAGTTACGCATTGTTTCATTATAACAATCCGCAAGTATTTCATCAGAAATTTTGTCTTTAATTTCTCTATATACTTTTTTATAATAATCTTTACAGCAATTCCAATTTTGTTCTTCGTATCTTGGATCTGAGCGTTGTGTTTCTAAAAAGTATTCGTATAAATTACATAATACTAGTACTTTTTGTTTCATTACTTCACCATTAAAAGGTACACGCTTTTCTGCTTCTAATAATGCATTTATTTGATTATTACAGTATCCCACAAAAGAACCATTATAAGAATAATTAAAATTATCTTTACGTGTAATAGAATCTTCTTTATAACACCAATAATAAGTAATATCGGGAATATATTTTATTTGTTCATTTTCAGTTTGATATAATTTACATAATGTATTAAAAAATCCATCTTCATTACTGCGACTATTTTCTGGTGGAAAATGAATTTTATATTTATTTATAAAATCTCTTTTATATAGTTTACCAAACATCCATACAGAATCATTAGGATGTTGAATATATGCATTTAATTGATCTTCTAAGAAATTACTAAATACACAAGATATTTTTGGATCTATTATATTTAATCTAAGAATTTTTAAAGCAAATCTACCGCTAAAAGTATCATCAGCATCAATAAAAGTTATTAGGGGATTATTTGTATGATCTATACCAAATTGTCGAGCTTCCCCTGGACCAGCATTTTTTGGCATAGTTATTTCTTTTATATTCATAAAAGGAGAAAACATATCTACAAATGATTTATACCCAATACCATCTGCATCATTAACAATTGTAATATCTAAATCGCTTAAAATTTCTTGCTCAGCAATAGATGAAAGTGTACGAAGAATCGTATCTTGAGCTTTATAAGCGGGAATAACTATATCTATTCTTTGTAAATCTGGCATTAAAAACTCCTTTTATATAAAATAGAACTAGGTTTTAATACCTTAAGCAAGAATAATCATTTTATATTATGAAGATTTTTCCATTCATCATATTCTGGAATATTTTCAGGTAAAGATTTTGTTTCTTTTTCTGTTGCGGTTATTTTATGTGTATAGAAATAACCATCTTTACCTTTTATACAATATTTACCTTCTGATAATGCACACCATACTGCCCATTTTGGATAGATTTCATCATCCATTTTATCAAAAGGCATAGTTAAATTAATAAAGTATTCATCTGAATATTTTTCTATATTTGTATTTGATTTTTTTCTTGCCATTTTATTTTACTCCCAGAAATTACCATCAGTCCATCCATTCATTGGTGTAATTGTTATATTTGAAGCTGCTGAAGTACTACGAATATTACCTGATGCAGAATATGTACTTATTGCGCCTCTACTATCCACAGTAACTGTCCAGGTATTATTAGTATCACCTCTGTGGTATGTATATGTTCCGGCTTTAATACCTTGCCCACGATTTACCCAAGATGAAATTTGATATGTTACTCCAGTACCTACATTTGCAATTGGTGATACTACTGTAATATGTAGTTTTGGAGCAACCGTTTTGTTTGCGGATAAACTAGATTCTGTTTGAGTATTTGTATCGTGATTTGTAGCAGAAACGCTGTATGTCACACTTGTACCATAATCTACCGTTAATGAATTACCACTTCTTGTACCTGATGTGCTAAATGATACACTAGCACTAGAATATGTTGGATTGACTGTAAGGGTTACTTTTGCTTTTTTGGATACTGTATGTGTTGAGTTAACAGTTTCAGAATATGTTGCAGAAGTTAAATTAGTACCACTTACTGTATAACTTACTACGGTTCCAGGTAATACAGTTATTGATTTACCAGATACAGTACCTTGTGGATCATTAAAAGTAACTGTGGCACTAGCTGGTGTAGTACTAATAGTTAAAGTATATTTGGTTAATTCAATTGGCGGTGCATTTACTGTTTTTGTGCTATCAGCAACTGTTGAGAATGTTCCGCTATCATAAGCAGGTTTACTTACAGTATATGATATGTTTGTACCATATAATACAGTAATTGAATTTCCAGAAACTGTACCTGCTGTATTAAAGGTAACTGTAGCATCGGCTGGGTCTGGTACAATAGTAACAGTTACTTCTGTATTATTTTTAAGATATACGCCTTCTTTCGTACCAGCATTGTCATATCCATAACTAGTAAATGTGTTATATGTTTTAGTATTTATACCATTTTGATATATAAATGGAATATAAACATTTTTAGTTGTAGTTGTACCATAGAAGCAGTTTGTTACCATATTTATTTCAGTAGAATCAATATGTATATCTCCAGTTAAATTATTACAAGCTCTAAATGCATTTTGCATGTTTATTGTAGTATTAGGTATATGAGAAGATATAGTAGTTAAATTTGTACAACCCATAAAACATTCTGCCATATTAACTAAACTTGTTGGCAAATTTGGAGTAGTAGTTAGATTAGGACAATCATAGAAAGTAGCAGTCATATCTTTTACTGAATTAGGAATTGATGGTATTGCATCTGATGTTAATTGTATACAATCTGCAAAACATCCTGTTCCTATAACATGTGCAAATGGTGGATCTTCTGGTACCATATCTGTACCACCACAACCCATGTTAACTAGATTTGGTGGAAGATTAGTTATGTTTGTTAAATTAGTGCATGCGCAAAAAGTTCCTGTCATATTAGTAACACTATCTGGAATAGTAGGAGTTACTGTTAATTTGTCACACATATAGAAAGTAGATTTCATAACAGTAACACTATTTGGAAGGATAGGACTAGTTGTTGCATTACTTTTTGCAAATGATAACCACATACCAGTAATAGAATTTGGTAATACTCTATTTGTACTATTTGCTAAATCTCCTAATCCGGTTATTAAGAAAGTTTTTGGTAAGCTTGTAACAGTATTAGGAATTGCAGGAATATCTTCTAATGCAATATCAAACATAAATGTAGCATTCATATCAGTTGTATTATTAGATATTTTTGGTGGTCTGCGTAAGTTTATACAATCACCATATGTACCACGTGTATTAGTTACAGAATCTGGCATATTAGGAGCAGAAACCAAATTTCTACAACCGGTAAACATATATGCAGCATTTATAAGTGTATTAGGTAAAGTAATGTTTGCACTAGTTAAATTCATACAATTATAAAAAGTAGCTACTCCATTTGTAACAGAATTAGATATACTATTAATATCAGTCATATGATTGCAGCCATAAAAAGTTTCGTGCATATTAGTTACAGAATTAGGAATAGTTGGCGCATGAATAATATTTGTGCAATTAAAAAAACAACCGTGTAAATCTATTACGTTGGAAGGTAAAGTTGGAACATTTACAAGGTTTGAACAGTTATAAAAGCACATTTTCATATCTGTTACAGAATTAGGCAAGGATGCATCTACTGTAGTTAGATTTTTACATTCATAAAATGTACCATACATATCGGTTGTATTTTGATGAATATTTGTAACACTTGTTAAAGCAGAAAATGCAGAATTATTTGTTGCAAATACAGTAGCCATATCATCATCTACAAATGGGATATGAGATAAATCAATACTAATAATATTTGGATTTAGCCAACCGCTTGTATTTTTAAAAACCTGTGAATCTAATCCAACAACATTAACTTTAGCCATTTGTTTTTCCTTACTTTTGATCTAATAATTCATTGGTGATTTTATTTTGTGCTTTTTCTGCATCATCTTCTGCTTTTAAACAAACTACTATTTGTGACCAAGTTTTATCTCCATCTAAACAGAAATAATTATAATCTGTTTGATAATATTGATTTGTATTAATTGTAGTTGTAGTACCAAACCAAGAACAACCAACCAGCATTAAGCAAAAGAAAACTAAAATTATAAATAGTATTAATCTTTTCATTATTGCCTCCCTTCTTTAAAGAACTCCAATAGTTCTTTTGATGGTTTTAAATCTCCACAAGTATCTGCTGGGATTTTATTTAATTGATCTTGATATGCTTTATTAAGATCTTTTATTTCTTTGTCTTTACGCTTATTATATTCTGTAAGTTTTTCATTTTCTTTAGTCACTGTATCTAACTGGCAAGTAACTTCATTGAGTTGTTCTCTTGTGTTTTCTAATTTAATACTTGTTGTACGCCATAATGCAAACAAAGTACCGATAACTAGAATTATACCTAGTCCAGCAATGATTTTAGCTTTAAGATCAAATACCATTAATAACTCCTTTTAATTAATATGCATTAACTTTTTCTAAGATAATATATTTTGTAGCATCTTTGGTTAAAGTTCTTCTTTGCGCTCTGCTTATATAATTATTTCCTGCTCTAACTGACCAAATAATTTCTGTACCATAAGGAGCGGTATAAGTTAGACTACCTGTACCCTGAGCTAATAAGAAACCAGAAATACTTGCAATTCTAATTTGAGCATTAGAAGGTGTAGATATTATTGTAAGTGTACAAGTAGCAGGTGTAGTCTGTGTATATTGAATATGTGGATTAGATGTTACAATAAGTTCTTCCCTAGATATAGGTGCACCTGTTGCAATACCAAATGTAGGTCTAGCATCTGCAGGTATTTTAATTGGAATACCATTGTAGTTACCTTCACCTGCATTTGTATCCCCTTCATTACCAAAGTAGAAGGATTCAATGATACTATGTATAAATACTACTGTTGATGCAATATTATAAAACTGTTCAATAAAGGTATTTACATAAGAACTAATATCTACTCCAACTGGAATTTTCATTTCAAGATCTACATGATTTGTAGGATACCAAATAGATCCGCGTTCCCAATTCCAATATTCAATCCATTCTCCACTTACATCTTCTGTAATGTAGCCATAGTCATAAGTAGCTTCAGTGATTTCAAGTGTATCCGCAATAGGACCATAGTCTATATCAGGCTCACCAGAAACCCAGAATTGTGGTGAATTAGGAGTACCTTCGGTAATAGTCATATAATCAATGGTATCTTCTTTGTAATAACTAACTAATCCTTCACCTTTACTTTCATCTACTAATTCAGCGCGCGTATAGAAATCAATATAGCATCTATCCATATTTTTTTGGGAATTAACAGTAGATTCTATTCGTATTTTACCACCTACACCAGTTTGATATATTGCAGTTACATAAGATTCATTAATTGAATTTGGTCCAGTATTTGGTGTAATTTCTCCGTTTATTGCACCGGTTTCATTATTTACTTCTGTTACTTTATATGTAAAATGAGTACCTTCAGAAGCTGTACCTGTAAATACCATATTAGGTTTGAGCATTGTATGATCAGTTTCTAATTGTACTTGATAAATATAAGCAGAAGGAATAGATTCAATTGTAAGATATGCAGAAGTATTACTATTAACTGCCATTAATAGATACCCAGTATTTATTATAGGATATCCTTGAAGTGGAGTTATAGTAAAGCTTATAGGGTCAGTTGTCGTATGTGCAGTTACTTCGAAATCTATATAAGGTGTAGTAAGATTAAATGTTTGACCATTTGGAACATGGCTTGTATCACTACTAGGATCAATTTCAAAAGAATAATTTTGTTTTATTCTATAAATTTTTATATAGCCATTTGATCCATTTTCTGACCATTCCTGTATTGCTGAAGTTCCACCTGCATTACCTGTACCAGAAGTAGTACCATTTGAACCACCAATACCACCAAAAATTTCATTGCTAGCATTACCACCATTACCACCTTTAGCAATGAATGTTCCAGTTGGTGTAACTAATGCAGAAGAACCACCACCTTGACCCCCAACATTTGATACACTAGTGGTTGTTACAGCTGCATAACTAGGTGATGGTCTTATACTTGCAGTACGTGCAGTATTTGGTTTGACTCCTGTAGAAACAGCACTGGTTTGTGTTGTAGTGCTAGTAATAATTTGACCCATTTCTCCTTGTTCATAACCATTACCAGCTTGTACAGCATCAGTTGTCATTCCTTTTGCATAAACTTTACCACCACCTTCACCAACATAATAGGTTACAATAGAATCTTCAGTTAATGTAAATTCATAAGCTTTAGCTTCTCCTGCGTAACCATTTGTTTGGCCTGTGGTGGAAGTTGAACCAGCACTACTACCAGAACCACCACCACCAGATAATTTAACAAAGTATTTACCTGGTCCTAATGATAAGTTTTCTCCAATACCTTGTGATAGGTCATAAATTAATTCATAATCCTCTGGATTGGTTGTAACATCTGTACTGGTTATTTTGCCTTTTAATTGCATATTAGAAGTAACGAGGTATAATTTAGTATTAACTATATCTGTAATAGCCACATTACCTGTTTCAACACTAGGTTCAAATGAGGTAATATGCTCTTCTCCATCATCACCCGTTACACGTAAACTATATGCACCGCCAGAAGTTTGTAATTCTTGTCCAACATGACAATCTATATCATTGTTTATAAGCCAATTATACCTATATTGATTTGTTGGTGAAGTAATATTAAAATAGCCTTCTAATCCACCGGTTAATGGGTATTCACCGGCTAATGCAACATAACCATCAGAATTTTGTTGTATATAACTTGTAATAGCACCAGTTTCTTCATCAACTCCATCAACTAAAATACTTATATAACCATCTGCTGCTTTAAGATAATCATTCACTGAATATCCTGTACCAGGTTTAGTCAATGTACTAGCATAATTATATACAGTCTTTTTTGTTTTATCTTGTAAACCATATGGAGTAAATAATTGTTCCATATTGATTAATTTAAGATTATTCTGTAAGATATTAACTAAGTTATATGAATAGCGAGTACCTACTACTCTATGAAATTCATTTAATTCTTCTAATAATTCACGGCGTTGTTTAATATTTAATGTTTTAATATTTGCATTAAAGCCTAATAATTTCAAAAGATTATCGATATTTGTGGAATCTACTTTATGAATATTCCGCATATCTCTTAAACGTTGTATAGAATCATTTACTTCATCTAATAGCATACGTTGAAATACAAGTAATATTTCAGGAATAAAAGTATATTTATTATCATATTCAGCTAAATATTTAGTAATAGAAGTATAGCTAGGTACTTCTAAATAGTATTTATCTTTTTGATAATTACTGTATCTAAATTTTTGTATAGCGATACATTTTAATTCTGAAGATTCAAATGTATCATCAACAATAATTAATTGACCATATGCATCAGTTTCATGAATTACAAATCCAGGTCTTAAATTATCGATTAAATTTTTAGCTTGATCATTAAGTGTGACTATAGTATCGTATAAAATTGGAATTTTTTTACTATAGTCATCATATGGACCATATGTTAAATATCCAGATTCTGTTACAAAATTTATTGAATCTGTATTACCAGTTTCAAATTTTATTATTTCGAAAGATGATATTTCAACATTTGGAATATTTAATTTAACTGCATCTGTATGCGCATTATCTGGAATAATTTTTTCAACAGCTAAGAATGATACTTTTTCGCCATTAATAAATATTGCAGTATTTTGTGCAGTATAAGTTAGTGCTAATTCTATGTCATCTAGGTTTATTTGAGATATTTCTTGCTGAGAATAAACAGTACGTATAAATGCAACACTACTTACATATACAATTACTTCAAAAAATCTATTAATATCATTTGTATATGCGTAATTAAATGATAGTGTATTATTAGTAATAGTATATGCATCAGCTGGTTGTAATTCTCCATTAACAAATACTAGAATATATTTGTTAGTTAAGTTAGTAAAAGCTTTATCTGTTAAATCATAAGGAGGTAATTCAACTCCAGCTTTATTTAATTTTACACTAAATTCATATGTATTTGCAATTCCATTATTATAAAATATGGATACACTCTCAGTAGTATTTGTATTTAAAGTAAGCATGTGATTTTCTAATGCATACTTTGATCTAGACATTGCTAATCCATCATTAAAGCCAAGAGTTGCAATTGGTCTAGATTGAACCGACAATGAACTTTCTACAAATATTTGATTAAAATCAGCCATTATTTATACTCACTGTTAATAATATCATTTATAGTTAAGTTTTCTGCAGGTAACATTAATAATTCATATGGATTACTATCAATGTTATCTAAAGGCGTAATTACATTAAATCTTTTAACACCTTCTACAGAATTTACTGCTTTCCAGATATCTGATACATTTAATGTATTACCAATTGAATAAGGTTGTAAATCAAACAAGTGATTAACTGCTGTAATTATATTATTTTTTACTGTTTGATAATTTGTTACATTTTCATATTCAACATTTAATTCAATGTTAACATTTTTAATATGAGGTTGTCTAAATTCAAGATACGTAGTAAAATGATTGTATTTATTGATAATAGGTAAGTCAGATGCTTGAATATCTGAATTTGTATAGAAATTACCTGTATAACTACAATATACATTTACTGTGCTATTAGAAGTAATACTAATTGTTCCACCAGAACCACCACCTGTAACTGTTGTAATTGGAGAATTAGTTATGTTAATACTACTTTTTCCACGCAATACTGAGGATGGATATCCACCATCTGTTTGTAAACTAATACCAAAACTTTGTGTAGAAATATTTACAATTTGAATAGTGAACATATATGTAATATTATCGCTTAAAATACTATATGTCAATGAGTTACCTGTACGATAACCATTAGTCTCGGTAATACCACTTAGATTTATATTATATTCATAATATTGCATACTATCTGGTAAACCAATAAATTTAGTATTTGCAGCAGATTCATAGTATCTACTTGAAGCACCTGTTCCTGTTGATCTATATGTTTTATCATTATATAAAGTTAGTTCAGGCGTACTTGTAATTTTGAAGTTAGGAAGATTTGTAGTGATAAGTGTAGGATTACTTTCATCTGTCATATCAAATGCAAATACTTCACCTTCTCTAGTTTCCACTGTATCTGGATTATAATATCTAATCTGATTATTTGGGAATATTTCTAAAATTGAACCATCTTCATCTACTGAAGTTACTACAAATTCAATAACACCAGGTCTAGTAGACAAGGTATTGTAATAAGTTGATGGACCACCTTCTAATTGAAAATCGGAAGAAAGTGTAAATTTAGCATGTTCACCAATTCCAGTATAACTGCCTATATCCATATCCATTTCTGCGGCTGAAGATAGATTTACATTACTATACTTGTCTGGTCCAATAAATTCTGCTGCAGTAATAGCACCAGTTTCATTAACGTTTGTAATTTTTGCTTTTTTACCTTCAATTGTAAATAATTCACCGTTTGTATAATTTAAACCACCTGCCGCGATATTTAATTTATGATAGTAATAAGGCAAATAAATTTTATCACCAACTTTAAATGTATTATTACCACTTGGATCAGTTATAGCTATATCTACAGTATGAGTAGAATTATCTTCTACTGTATATATATTCGAACTGGAACTTACAATAGTTGTGCCCGATTGATCTTCTAACCAAGAATAAGTTAATGGAGTAACTAAAGGTGTAGTATAACCGGTTATAGCATTACTTTTTGTAGTTACTGGTAAATTTAATATAATACTATTATTATCTGTATAATTGATTGTAGAAGAAGAACTTTTAGTTAATGCTTTAATTTTACCTAAAGAAACTTGTCTTGGACTAAGTACTGAATTGTCATGTAAAGAATAAATTTCTATAAGATAATGATCATAGCTTACCCAGTCATATAAAGTACCTGAAAGAATTACGCGTTTACCTTCATTACCACCTTCTGGGTATACTTCAGTGAAAGTTAAAGTATTACCAGAAATATAATATTTATCGCTTGGTACAGTTTCACCATCTATCTTTAAGATATATTTAAAGTTATCATTAATTAATTCGTTTATTACAAATGTAGTAATACTTTCTTCTGCACACTGTGGAGATAAATCTTCTTCTTGTGTTACACTAGATCCTGGATCATAGATATTTGTAGTATACCAATCGGAATAACCACCTAAGCTTAATTCAGAGTCTATTGTTTGAATACCTGTTAATTTTGTCCAGATACTACTGTTTTTAACATTTTCATAATAAGCATCATTGTTTTGATCTGGAATAATATTATTAGTTCCATAAATTGCAAATTTGTGCATAAACTGGCGATAACCATCTGGAGTTTTTGGTGCTTTAAATGAAAATGCTGTTAAACTTGTTCTTTCTGCAAAATCTAATTTAATTTGAAAAGGATTATCAAAGTTAATAATCATAGGTTGACCATTGGTATCTTCACCTGAACTTTGGTAATCTTCATTGTCTTCAATAATCAATAATCTTTTTAATTCTTCACTACTATCAAAAGCTTGGTTTACTCCCATTGTAAAAGTTAAATCAGGTAAATCATTTGTTGGAAATACAACAGTCTCTAAATCTTCTATAGAAGTATTAATACTTGGATCACATGTTAAAATACCAGAGCCTAAATTATCGCGATATTTTAATGTGATTGCGTTTCCATTAATATCATATGAAGAAATATCTACAATATATGAACCTAAGAATCCACGAGCACCTGTAACATTACCTTCAATAGTATAAAACTTTTGTGTATTATTAATTTCAATAGGACTTAATTCTAAAGACATAACAGGTTGAAGATCATATTTTTGAATTGATTTAATACCTGTGTAATAAACCATATTCATCATAATTTTATCGTAACCACCTTGAATAGCAGCTTCTTCGTATTCACCCCAAACATTAGTAGTTAAATATCCGCATTTATTTAATAACATGGATTTATAATCGTTTCTTCTAACTGCTCGATTACCAGAAGCAAATACATAAGGTGAAGATTCACGTAAAGTAGTAGTATCTTGTGTATCGAATCCACCAGAAGCAGTAGTAAGTGCAGTAATATCCACGGTTAATCTTTCACGCTTATTATCAATAGTAGTGTAATAAATAGGAGTAACTAAATCAATTTTAAGATCGGTATCGTTTAAATTACCATTAGCACCTTCATTAGCAACATATTCAATTTTAATTGTTTTACCTTTAGCAGGTACTAATCCATTTGAATTGTTACCGAATTTTACATAGGTTCTACCATCTGGATCAGTACGAATTACACACACTTCTGATTTTGCACTTTCTGAAGTTTCTGTAACAACATATGGTAAGAATGAATCGGTAATATCCCATTTTTCACCATCTACATATACATTAACCATTTCTGTATTACATTTAAAATCATCGCAGAAATAAATTTTTTCACCAGAAACACCTAATGCAGTTTGTTCATGTGTTAATAATACACCCTGAACTAATTTTACATTTGTTAATGTTTTTGTTGATAAAGGAAAAACAAGGGTTTGTGGATTGAAGAAATTTAAGTTTTCTACTGTAAATTTTGAACCAGCAGGAATAATTAAGTTTTCAATACCAGTTAAATTTGTACGAGTAATATTACAATAAACTTGTGCTGAAATATTTCCATGAATACGATTACCTAAAGTTTCTGCTAATTGATAAATACCTGCTTCAGAATATGCAGTATTTGTATAAGCATTAGCCATTGCAGATACTAATTGATACTGTAACATTGAACCATAAGAAGCTAATACATTAACCAAGCTTGTAGCTGTGTCAGAAGGATATATTGCTTGGAATGTAGGAGATTCATTATTTAATTGTTCAGTAATCGCTGATTGCAATGAGTTATAATCATAAACTATACTATCAAGTTTCATAGGAAATTACTCTTTTGTTAATGTTGTAGATACATTTGTTATAATGTTATTATATTGTGGAATTCTAAAAACACAACTTACCTGGTATGTATTATTATCTAATTGGTTTACCGTAATATCTGCAGGAGAAAGCGTTACGCGTGGTTCATAATTTGTAATATCCATGTATAATAACATTTGAATATCATGAGCTGAGACATTCGTTTTAAATAAAAGATTGTATAAACTACATCCATAGTCTCTATCAAAAGGATTATGACCTTTTGGAGTGTTTAAAAAGCGTTCTAAACCTGCTCTAATTGATCTTACACCCTCTACTGTCGATTTTAATTCTGTATCGCCGGATTGTGCATTAATAAATCCGGCAGCATCAATAGAATTACCAGTAAATTTTGTATTTAAATCGTTATATGCCATAGTTTTTATAAAGGGGATTGTTAACAAATCTTTATAAAATAGAACTTGTTATTTATAGAAAAATTATTAATAAATAGATAAATTTATAACTTATACTGTAGGCGCAGCATCTTGGATAGCTTGATAAATAGAAGAAGCAATATCTGAAGGTTTTGGTATTTCTGGAGGATCTTTTGAAATAGCAGAATTAATCGCGGATTTAACTGAATTTAATAATTTGTCTGCCATTTCATTAACAGCATCAGCTGCTTCTTTTGTATAATCATCTATTTGTTTTGCGACTTCTTTTAAAGTATTTTTTATAGAAGAATCAGAGGGCATAGAAGGAGATGACATTTTAGCAACAATGCCTGCTCCCATATCTGCCATTAATTTTAAACCTTTAGCTAAAGACATAATAAATTAGCCTTGACCTGTACCTGTTGAACTTGGACCTGGGAATACACCAGGATGAGTATGGGTAAGTAATCCGACTGATCCACCACCTGCTTTAACATCGGCTTGCCCAGTAACTAATCCAGTAACATCTAATGTACTTTTCATAGTAGTAGCACCCGTTACATCCAGCGTACCATTTATGCTTACATTACCTTTAATATTGGTTGTAGGTGCAGTTAAATTAACATTGCCATTAACTGTAATATTCATTTCTTTAATATTACTTATATTAATAGTACCTTCCCAAACTAATTCTAATAATTTTTGTATTTTATCTAGTTTAATAAAATTACCAGTTTTATCATATATACCATAACAATTTAAATAATCATCTCCGGAAGGTGTGGAATCTGTCTTTTTATATAAGCAGCCTAAATATATTAATGAATTTATATTATCACCAACTGCAAGCACTAAAACTTTACTTCCAACTTCGGGTACACTATGTGAAATAGATGAGCTATCCATACCCATAAAACTGCTATCTACTTTAGCTGCCCATGGTAAATTTTCATCTTTAGTTATTGTATCGTGCATGTGATTAATACGTACTTTTACACGGTAATTAAAGGTGGGATCTTTATTATCTACTACAGTTCCGATGAAAAAAGGATTTTCAAAATGTTCATCTGTTTTAAAGAAAGGCTTCATATTAGTATACCTCCCTTGCAGTTGTACCATTTAAGCCTTGCATTACTAATTGTAAATTGCAAGTAATTGCTTTAGTATCAAATTTAATCTTTATAGCACATATTGAAAATATTCCAGAGACTAAATTAATTCTGTTTTCAATATCTTGTGAATCTGTAAAATTAAATCTAACGATTTGACCCAAGCGATATGGCATAAAGTATGAGCATGCTACATTAACATAAGTAGAATATGTAGATAAAATACGTGAATTTTGTTTTTTAGCTTTCCAATAATTTTTATGAAAGTTGCCTACATCGAAAGGATACCAGCTTTCTGCTAAACCATCAGATAGCTCTTTACTGATATTAATTAAATTGCTTTCTGCTATTACTTTTTTTGCAGTTACTTCTTTCCAATCATATTCTAATAAATCAAAATAATGATCTCCACCACCATATCCACCATTAATTAAATTTTCATATCCAGATTGTACAGATACATTAGCTTGTGTATATCCATAAACTTTTTCTTTTGGATCAGGGCGGGGTAATTGTATAAATGTACCGATATTATTTGATCTAGTTCTGAATAATGTGGTTAGATTTTTATAAAGTAATATTTTATGGCGATCCATACACCAGAACATAGCTGATGTTTCATCAACCCAGCCATGTGTAGCTGTTTTCATTAAAAATTGATATAAGTTATTTTCACCAGCTATCCATAATTGTTCATCATTAGTATCATCTACATCGCATTCAAGTCCATTCATTGTTGCAGCATTTCTAAATAAATCGGCACTCGTACTGTATTGATTATAAGGATTACCATCTTTATAACCATCATAGAAATTAATGATACCTTCAATATCTACTTTAACAAAATCTTGATTGATTTCTATTTTAGTTATATTAAATATACGAAATTTCATACTTTCGTATAAATTCATATCATCATTTTTAATTTCAATTAAAAAGATTGTACCATCAACTATAGATCTTTCATCTAACCAACCAACGGGAATACTTAGTTTTAATTTACAAGTAGGTACAGGAATACATATGGCTTCTGTAATTTCACCTCCTAAGAACATAACTCCAGGAGCTTCAAATATGTTAAGCCCATCTACGTATATATTTAATTCATATTCATCTTGTACTTGCATTAATTTAACTCGACTATTGTACCAATACGGCGGTTACTTGTAGACATAATTTGGTTAGATTTGTTAATAAAGCTATTAATTGTTGCAGGAGAATTTATAGCATATACCCAATTTGCTCTAATATCAGTCATTGGATTTTCTAGTCTATTTAATAAGCAAATCCACCACCAATATTTTGTATTAGCTAAATTACTGTTTTTTGCAACTAAATCTGGATAACCTTCTTCAAATTCTCCAACTAAGTATCTTTCTACTTCACTAAAATTATCTGCTTCTTCATTAAAAGTTTTAAATAAATTAACTAAGCCTGCATTAATATCAGTTACAGCAATTCCATTGTTATCTAGAATCATTTCTTGAAAGAATGAATCAAAATTTGTTGCATTTAATGAATTTGTACTTATTGCCATTTTTAATTAATTCCTATTATTAAGATACAGCATTTTTAACTGCATTAACACCTTTCTTTATGATTCTACCTGTTTGTACAACACCTGCAGATAGATAACCAAGTACACCTTGTGATACATCAAATGTACCTGCACCCATACTATCTTGAGATTTTGCCCATAGCATTTGACTATAATTATTTGCTGTAAGTGCTTCAATTGTACTAATCTTAATAGTAACTGTAGCTAACAAAGGATGTAAATATGTTTGACCAGTTTTACCAAAATCTACATTTGCAACACCAGCATAATCATGGCGTATCATTGTTTTAGTGCTAGGATAATTTACACTAAATCCTTCGATAATACAATAATCAACTAATAAGATACCTCCTAATTGTACCATAATACGAGAAGGTGCATTAGTACTAAAATTCCAAGGTTTATCAGAAGCTACTGGATTACCTGCTTCATCGATGTGCGTAGCGTATTTAATACTAGCACGTAAGGGAGATGGTGGTGGATTATAGAAACCTAAACCTCCAACAGTAGGTAATGCCAAAGAACCTAAGACTTCTAGCGCTTCAACTAGGTTTGTACCAGAAGCTGTTTCACCATCATCAATTACTGGAATATTTAATTCTAATGATAAAGGATTTGTTTTAGTCCAAATACGCATTGTTGTAGCACGTGAAACACCAGAACCTAAATCAGCACTTAATTGATTACCTGCCATTTGCATTAATAAGTTAGTTGTAGCATTACCAAAGTTTAATGGAGCTTCCCAGCTAGAACCTATATTATATGAAATAGATTCCGGTAAATTAGATGTAATAATTAAGGTTTCACCACCTAAGCACTTGCGTTCATTATGGCTATATACACTAGGTACTTGTACATACATAGTCATTTGATGGAATCTTCTATAATCTGCATCATCTGTACGGTAGTTATTATCCCCACCATAAATAGCAATGTTAGAAAAGTCAAAGGATTTAAATAAGAATCTATCTTTAGTGCTGTAGCGGGTAGCATAAACACTATCTCTGATATTAGGATCAGAAACATTTTCAAAAGAGCCTGCTTTTGTTGCTTTTGTATTTGCCATTTATACTTAACCTCCAATACTAGATTGCGCTGCAGATCCAGATCCATATACATCAATACTGGTACTACCCATACTAGACATATTAACTGTTGTTTTATTACCAAATCCATCACCCTCTGCAGCATCTTCAAATAGATTTGCTAGCTTTTCTGTTGCATCTGCTAATTTTGTTTGAGTTTCTTGTGCTTGTATCATACTCATTTCAGAGGATGTTTGCATTGGTACACTTGGTAATCCATTTATATTTCTAATTACATTTGTATAGGCAGCTTGTTGACCTTGTAATTTACTTGCATTATAATGCATTAGGTTTTCTTCGGTAATTTCAATACCTTGTGCGCGCATATCTTGCATTACATGCTTCATATCCATACTATTGCCGCTTTTAAACCATGCGCTTTCTAATGCTTTTTGTTCTGCTTCATCTAAAACACCATTGTTATCTTTATCCCATTTATCAAAACCTGCTAATTGTGCTTTAGTCTTTTCTTTTAAATGATGTACAGAATCAATTCTGGCTTGAGCTGCTAATTTTTCTTCTTTAGTAGCGTTTGGATCTCTAAGAATATCTAAGTCGGCGTTTTTCTGTTCTTCAATTTGTTGGAAGTCTGTGTTTTCTTCCATTGCTTTAGTTGCATTGGCTTCGGAAGCAGTTGTTCTACCGATGTACTTTTGGACTTCATTCATAATCCATCCAGCAGCACCACCGATTAAAGC